AGTTTCTACGAACGCTCCGGTGTTGTCTACTACTAGTGATTTTCTGAGAAAGAAGGAGTCCGTCTTCGCCATGTAATCCGGGACCGAATGCCCGCTTATCATCGTTATCTTCTTAACTCCAGGCCAATTGGCCTCAACCACTATCCCAGTTCGTCCTGTGTCTCGGGGAGCGACTTCATACGGAGAAAGTGCGCTTCGCGCATTCTCCCTATAGTTTATATAAACATGCAGTGCCTCATTTTCTTCATGCCTACGATACTTGACCTCTGTTCCGGCTTGGGCGGCGCTTCCGAAGCGTTCGCGCAAGCAGGATGGACGGTAATACGCATAGAAAACAATGAGGAACTGGATTATATCCCGTTCACTCAAATATTGAACGTCCTCGAATGGGAGACTTGGCTTCCCGAACTAGAGTCTCGTGTGGACATAGTGTGGGCTTCTCCCCCCTGCAGGGAGTTTAGCCAAGCCTTTGGCGCTCCGGGCCCGCTAGCAGCTAGGGAACAGCGCGAATTTAGACCTGACATGGAGATCTTTGCTGCCTGCTGTGATATCATTGAGTACCTCAAGCCGAAGCATTGGGTCATTGAAAACGTAGTTGGGAGCAAAGGTTGGTTTCTTGAATACGTGGGCGCAAGCAGAGACTTTCAAAACCCTCAGAAGATAGGGCCGTTTCTTCTCTTTGGCTCCTTCCCTCGAATCATCATGCCGTATGCCTTCCGCCATCGCAAGTCTGAAGGCGAACTTTGGAGCACGGACCCCCTCAGGAGTCAAATGAAGGCATTGATTCCTTTTGAAATATCATTCGCACTGCTCGAGGCCGTCACTCGACAGTGGACGCTCGATAGGTGGTGTTCACTTGGCGATTGAAGCGTTCAATCTCTTTCAGCATCAGTTAGAGTGGGTCAAGCGACAGCCAAAAGGCTCCAGGAGCAAGGCCGTGCGGCGTGCAATTGACTTTTACCAAAATAATCGAGTTCAAATGTTGATGGACACAAGAGATATGCTGCAAGAATTGGTTTTAGAGCAGTCCGATCAGATAAATGTGGCTCGTCAAGTAGGGGGTCGAAGGCTACTTTTGGCCTTCTTAGTTGGACACATCTTGGCCCATGCCCTTTATCTGCTGGAATATTGATTCCCAAGCAGTTAGTTTGACTTCTTCGAGGGTGACCAAGTAATTCCAATCTCTCGAGGGACTCGTGGCCGATTCGGTTCTGAATCCAAAAGCGATATGTAATTGATTGACGACTATCGTATCTTCATCAATGATGAATGCCGAGGAAGATGGTGATTGAGCATTCTTCACGATGAAGTCTGTTCCACCCGCTCTGAGCATGTAGTGACTTTGATGCCAGGCGCATTGACGGTTATCGCTGACGTTCGACAAATCATTAATGCCGCCCGTATAGTTAGTAGTATCAGTTAGAAGGGTTGCAGTTGCGACTCCCTGCAGGTCGCTAGTCCCTATCTCTGCATCAGTTGATTGACACCATGTATATGCTCCCGTTATCTTCCATGCCTTCTTGCGGTCAGGGGCTTCATAGGAGAAGATTAGCTGGGGGGGGGTCCGTCACTGCGTTATCTGCGATAGTGATCGTCCCTCTTAGCGAGAATGAGCGCCCCATCACTTGCCCCTCCTAGCTTTTCGGGTTGCGGCGTGCGCTCGCTTCATGAGTTTTTGTACGGGAGTTCGAGGGTGCTTGCGCTTGAGTTTCTTCAGTTGCCTACCAAACTCCTTCTGATACGGCGACACCTTCCTCTTTTTCTTCGGGGCAGCCCTCCCTGGGATGCGCAGGCCGTAGCCGCTCCTTCGAGGTGACAGCCTTCGACCGCTTGCTTTCTTGCGGGCGCTCTCTCGGTCGCCTCTGATAGCCTCTACGAGTCCGGTCTGTGGGCCGTAGTCAAGACCCCTTCCAGCATCGCCGCCCTTAATCATCATCAAGAACTCGAGGACGTCTTCAGCGGTTTCCAGGTGAAATGTCATAGGCCATCACTGCTGGCTCAAAGCCAAAGCCATGGCGGCCTCTTTGCTGAGGGTATCAACGGTACATTCCATTATTACGGAGATTGTCAAATCTTCGGCGGCAACCCAACCCGAACTCGCTTCACCGCCCAAATACATGGTGTCAACTGCGATCAGATATCCGTTCGTCCATAGTTGCGGTAGGTTATCCATGTCGTGACTCAAGAGAGGGAACTCATCACTCGCAAAAGAGTTCTGAGCATATACGATTCCCGACGAGATAACCGACTTATTCGAGGGAAGAACGGTGTCAGTTTGGGTTTGCGTCGTTAGTTGAAACTGACAAGCGGCTGAATCCACTGAGGCTTGAACTTGAGCAGCGTTCCCTGCAGAGTCGGTTATCGCTACGGCGATATTGTGAATCCTCATCACGCTCTTGCCTAATGCGTCAACATAAGCGCCAAGGTCAACGGGAGTTTCTACGAACGCTCCGGTGTTGTCTACTACTAGTGATTTTCTGAGAAAGAAGGAGTCCGTCTTCGCCATGTAATCCGGGACCGAATGCCCGCTTATCATCGTTATCTTCTTAACTCCAGGCCAATTGGCCTCAACCACTAT